GCCAGGTTGAACACCCACTTTTTCACCGTCATCTGGTACAGCAAGTCCAGCAGCGTGGCCTTGAGCGTGTCGCGCAGCTTCGTGAAGGCGTCTTGCCCGCCCTCGAAAATGTTCGTGAAGGTCTGTTGCGCGGTGCGGTCGATGCTGTTCCAGACGTTCTGGAAGTCGTCGATCTGCTTTTGCATGGCGGCGCGGTCGGTGACCGTTTTGCTCATGGCCTCGGCCAGCTCGGCGTACTTCAGCGTTGACTTGTCGATGCCCGTCGCCTCGAGCTGGCGCAAGGCAATGGCCTTGTCGCGCTCCACGTTGCTCAGGCCCATGATGGACAGCTCGAACTGGGCTTGCTTGACAAGGTCTTCAGCCGAGGCGATGACCTTGGCATCGGCGGCGAACTGGCGCTCGCGGGAGTCGATCAGGCCGTTGATGGCGGCGGTAAGGGCCTTGGCCTCTTCTTCGTTACGCTTGTTGATGGACTCGCCTTGGCGGGTGGCGTCGTCTCGCCCCCACTTGATGCGGAATTTTTCTTCCTCTTCACGGGCTTTGCGGGCCGCATCGGCGGCGGCCGTATTGGGCGCGCGCAGGTCTTTGTCCTGCTTGGGTTTGGCCGCCTCGGCAGCAGCGGCGGCCTGGTCGATGCTCTTGGCCACGCCCTGGTGCATCTTGATTTCTTCGCGCAGCCCCGCCACGCGCTTTGTCAGTCGCTCCACGGCGGCCTGGTCGCCCCGGGCGCGGGCCTTGTCCAGCGCATTCTGGCTGCCGATAAGCGCGTCCGTCAGCTCGACGACGGCCACGTTGGCCTTGTGGCGGTCGTCGCCGGTCAGCAGGGTCTGGATGAACGCCAGCACGCCGCTGAACTTGCCGCCCTGCACTGTGGCTTCGGCCATGGCTTTGGTGGCACGGCTGATGCCGCCCACCAGATCGGTGGCAAGGGCGATGGTGAGCTTGCTGGTGCTGGCCCGCAGGATGGTGAGGCTGTCGTTGAACTCTTCGGACTGCTGGGCAAACGGGCCGCTGATGGTGAGGCCCAGGCGCCGGGCGTTGTCCATCATGGCCTTGATGGCGCCGCTGCCGCCGTTGAGCAGCGGGATCATTTCGTCCCCTGCCTTGCCCAGCACACCCACGGCCAGTGCGGTTTTGTTGGCGCCGTCTTTGGCGGTGCTGAAGGTGTCTGCCATCTCCAGCAGCACCTGGTCTGCCGACTTGGCGCGGCCGGCCGTGTCGCGCAGGGTGATGCCGAGCGCGCGGAACTGGGCGACTTTTTCCTTGTCGCCCGCCAGGCCTTCGGCAATGCTGAGGTTGAGCTTTTTAAGGCCAGTGGTCAGGCTTTCTGTGGAGACGTCGCTGAGCTTGGCGGCAAATTGCAGTTCGCTCAGCCGCTCGGTGGCCACCCCGGTGCGCTGGCTGAGCTTGTTGAGCTGGTCTGCCGCGTCGATGGCGTTTTTGACGCCCGTTGCAAGGCCGAGCACGGCACCGGCCACGCCCAGGGCGCCAAGCGCACTGGTAACGCTGGTGACGCTGGTTTGCAGGTTGCCCAGGCCCTGGCGTGCCGATTCAAACGCGGCGCGGGTTTTGTCTTCAGCGGTGAGAAGGATTTTGGCTTCAGACATGGTTAGCTGGCTGGCCTGCGGGCTTGCCACTCTTCAAGGGTTGCGCGCTCCATGGCGCAGATGTCTTCAAACGCTTCGTGGCGCTGCTTGCGGCTTTGCACCATTTCGCGCAGGGTGGCCCAGACGGCCGTGTGGTCGAGCCCGGTAGCGCCGGCCATGCCAGCACGCCACTGGGTTTGCAGCAGGCCCCAGATGCGCCACACGGGCGCATTGCAGGGCCAGAGCCAGTAGGTGGGCAGCTCGGGCGGCTCGTCGCTGCCTTCCCACACGATGCGGAAGCCCAGCGCGGCCGCGTCGGCGGCTTGGTGCTCCGCGGCCTGTTGGGCTTGCTGTTCATGCTGCGCCTGGGTGGTGAGTGCGCCGCGGGCTGCTAGGCGCGCGGCTTCAATGAGTTTTTTTGGCGCACCGCCACTTGCTGCAGGTAGGCGGTGTACACCTGCAAGGGCATGCCGGGAATGCTGAACAGCACTGCCAGCGCCTCCGCACTGAAGGCGGCGGGGGTGCCGTCTTCATTGAGCACAAGGGCCTGGTTGCGCCAGTCTGTGGCGATCTCGGTGAACAGCTGGAGGAAGGTTTCTTCCCCCTTTTCGTGCCGTTGCGAGAGCTGGTCTGCCGTGAGGCGCTTGCACACCAGCACGAAGCTGAAGGGCTTGAAGGCGCCTTGCGCGTCGTTCGCCTCGCCTTCGACCTGCACGCCGATGAAGTCACCAATGCCGAGCTTGTATTGCATGGGCCCGCCTCAGAAGCTGGTGACGATGCGCAGCTCGTCGTTGCCGGCGCTGGGCACGGCGCGGAAGTCGAAGCTGATGAGGCGCTTGCCCTGCACGTCCACCTTCTGCGGGTTGATGAGCTGGCAGTACGGCATGAACACCAGCAGCTTGCGGCCGGTGACGGTGCCGTGGACAAAGCCGATGCTGGTGAGCGTGGCGTCGCGCACGTTGCCCATGAGGGTGACTTCCTGCGCGGCCGTCAGGTCGAGCGTGATGGAGCCCGTGACCTCGCGCTGGCTGGGGTGGATGGATTCACCGCCCAGCAGGGGCAGGTGGTTGACGGCCAGGCCCAGGCTGATGCGGATGCCCTGGCTGGGGTAGGTGGTGCCGCTGGCCAGCGCGGGGGCGCCAGTGGTGTTGTGCGTGCAGCCGAGCACGACGTCTGCGCTGTTGGCGTTGGTGATAGCCTGGGGCGTCTTGAAGGCGGTGTAAGCCGCGTCGGTGGGCTGGCTGGCGGCTGTTTCGTTGTTGTACAGGCCCAGCATGGTGAAGTCGAACATGGGCCGCTCGCCCAGTTCCAGCCGCAGGTCAAAACTGCCACGGGTGCCGGTGCTGACGTGCTTGACGCCGGAGTCATGGTAGTAGTTGGTCAGGCTGCCAAAGCCGGTAGAGACGAGCGTGTAGTCGACCCGGGTGCTGGAGGTTTCCGTCTCGGCCATGCCGCAGGCGAGCAGCTGGTCGCCCCAGGCGGGGGCGGTGCCGGCGGTGCCGGAGCCCACGGCCTCGATGCCGTACTGGGCGCTGATGTAACGGTCGCCCACCAGGGCCTCGGCGCCGCCGAGGTAGCCGCGTATCAGGTCGCGGCTGACGTTCTGCGCGTTCAGCGGGGTGACGCTGAAGTTGCTGACGAGCTGCGCATTGTCAGCAGCGGTGGGGGTGGCGTCGGTGCCGTAGGTGGACTCCGACTTGCTCAGGATGATTGCGTCGCGTACGTTGCGGTCGGCCATGGCTTACTCCTCGGGGTTTTCGGTGGATGCGGGTTGCGGGGCGGGTGCTGCGGCCTTGGGCTGCAGCGCGCCGGTGACGGGGTCGCGCACGTATTTGCCGCCGGCGGGCGGGTCGGGCCAGGCGGGCGCGGCGGGGGCAACGGCCATGGCCGCCAGTGCGGTGAATTTGGTAGTGGGCTTCATGCGCTGATGGCCTGGTAGGTGGTGCGGTGCTGGACGGTGAAGGTCATGTCGCACACGCACACGTTGGTGTCGGCTTCGTCCTGGCTCCAGTCGATCGGGCCGGGGACGACGTCAATGGCCAGGCCGCCGAGGTTGCTTGCGCTCATGAGGCGGCCATAGACGCTGGCGCTCAGGTCGTCGGCAATGGCCTCTGCGGAGCCGCTGGCGCCCTTGCGGGTGCGGATCTGCACGTTGATCTCGGTGTCCCAGTCGATCACGGGGGTGGTGATTCGCACCGGGTTGCTGGTGCGGCGGTTGACCCAGATGCCGGACTCCACACCCTGCACAAGCACAAATTCACGGTTGCTGTACACGCGCCCACCGGCCAGCGCGGTGTTGGCGGTGAACAGGGCGGCGACTGCGTCGCGGATGGCGATGTGCAGGGTGCTGGCCATGGCTTATGCAAGCTGCAGGACCAGCGTGGTCATGCCAGTGCCGTCGGGCTGGTTGTCCTGCACGGTGTAGGCCGTGCCGGCGATGGTGATGGCCGTGCCGTGGGTGGCAGAGCCGAGGTCTGCCGTCTTTCCCACGCACACGGGCTGGGTGCCGCCGATGGCCTGATTTTCGACGTAGGCGCGGTCGAAGATCACCGAAAACGTGGCCGCGCCCAGCGTGGCGCTGACAGCAAAGTCGGCCTCGCTGAGGAACACGGACAGGTCTTCGGTGAAGGCCATGGCGGATCAGCGGACTTGCTTGACGCCGACGCCGACGCAGGTGACGGACTGCATGGGCAGCAGGTCGATGGTGTGCAGGTGGGTGCCGAGGTTGCGGTCGAGGCTCATGGTTTGGCCTTTCGGGATAAGGTGGGTTTGGTGGTCTTGGCGGGCGGGCTGGCCAGCGCGGGTGCATGAACACCGGAAGGGGCCAGCTCTGCCTTGCGCGCGCCGATGAGCTGGCGCGCCTCGGCGTCGGACACGTCGAGCACGTCGCCCGCGCGCACATTGCGGCGCTGGGCGACGGTTTGACGTGTGATGCGGATGGTGGGCATGGCGCTGGAGGCCAGGCCTTGCGGCCCGGCCTGTGCGGTTACAGCGTGTTGTTGCCGCGGGCGAAGGATTCGCCGTGGCGGACAGCCACGTCCACGTCTTGCAGGGCGACGACGCGCACGGTGCCGCTGGTGGCGCCGGTGTACGGGTCAACCAGCAGGTCCAGGCCCGACCAGAAGCCGAGCAGCAGATCCGCCCAGTTGCCGAACCAGAAGTCGTTGCTGGCGACCTGGTTGGACACCTCGGTGCGGTAGCCGTTGACGGTGTTGCCAGGCTCCCAGATGAACATGCCGGTGGAGCTGGCCTTCTCGGTCGTCTTGAGGCTGCCGCGGCCGGTGCTGTTGACCAGGTAGGCCATGGTGCCGACGTCTGCGTTGTCCGCAGCGACCAGCGTTTCCAGGCCCACGATTTCGGCGTAGGTGGGTGCGTTGGCGGCGAAGTCGCTGGTGTTCAGGCCGGTCTGGCTCTTCAAGCCGGTGGGCTGGTTGCTGGAGCCGGTGCCGTACAGCGCGACGCGGTCCACCTCCAGGCCGATGACGGCGGCAATGTCGTTGCGGACCATGGCTTCCACGTCCAGGCTGGACTGGAGCATCAGCTTGCGGCTGATGTCGGTGTAGGCGCCCAGGGTCTTGGGGGCCATGGTGACCTGGTCGACGCTCTGCTGGCTTTCGCTGGGGGCGCCGGATTCGGCCACCCAGTAGGCGGTGGAGCCGCCGGACTGGCGCGGAATGGCGATGTCGCCAACGAGGCCGTTCAGGGTGGTGGCGCCCAGGCGCTGGATGACCATCTTGTTGCGCAGCAGCTCGATGAAGCTGGACGCCAGCAGGTTGGTGGCCACCAGGTTGCCACCAGCGGTGGGGGTGCCGACGGTGAGGTCACGCTTCTGGCCGTCCAGCGAGGTGCGCAGCACGTCGACCGGGATGGTGAGGCCCATGCCGCGCTTGAGGCCACCCTTGCGGCGGGCTTCCTGCGAGCACTCGCGCTCGAATGCAGCGGCGTTGCGGGCGCCTTCGTCCAGCGGGTCAGCCAGGTACTGCAGCGCGCGCATGAAGCTGAAGCGCTGCACTTCCTTCTTGTCCATGCCGATCTCGCCCTTGGTGGTGTCGCTGCCGGCGGTGCCGATCTTGGACAGCAGGACGGCCTGGAATTCGGCCGGGTCGGTCTTGCCGGACTGCAGGAAGTCGGCGGCATGGCGCTCGCCGCCCAGGTGCGCGTAGGCGCGGCCCAGGTTGATGATGGTGGTGGTGGCCTTGGCTGCGTCCGCCTGTGCGGCGGTGCGGGCTTCGGCGGCGATTTGGTCAGGGGTCTTGTCCATGAGTTTCACCTCGGGTTGTTTGATTTCGGTGGCGGGCTCGGCCGCGGGCTGCGCCTTGAGGGCGATGCCGTATTCGCGGCTGAGGTGTTGGGCTTGCTCGTCGGTGAGGCCACGGCCGATGCCGACGGTGGGGTCTGCAGGCACAGAGACGATGGAGATTTCCAGCGGCTCCCAGTCGAGGGCGGTGTAGGTGCTGGGCGCGTCGCCCTTGCCCTCTTCCACCTTCCAGCTGTGGACCATGTAGCCCACAGACACATGCGCGCGGATGCCGTCCTGCACGTCCTGGAAGATCTCTTCGGCTCGCTCGCTTTTCCCAAAGCGAACGACGGCGCGTGCTACGCGGTCCGTTCCGAGGTCGACCGATTCCACGACGCCGATCTGGTCGCGCGTGTTGTGATCCATGAGGACGGCGCCACGGTTTTGCAGGCGCGCCAGGCGGATGGCGCCTTTGGCGTGGCTGAGCACTTCAATGCCGAACCAGCGCTCGTAAGGCTCTTCGGAGCTGAAGGCCAGCTCGACGGTGCGGGCTTCGACGTTGACGGCCTCGCGCTGCAGGCCAAAGGCCCGGGCAGCGGGCGCCTTGAGCAGTGCGTCGTCAGGCTGTTTGCGTTGCAGTGTGGGCTTGTCCATAGCCCACACTGTGTTTTTTCAGGTGTGACATTTACAGGGGAAAATGTCACTTTCTGCGCGGCCCCTTGGCCGCTGCTTTATGCGCCAGCGGCAGGCGTTGACGGGGCGGGCATGGTCTGGCCGATGGTGACCTGGTTGGCATCGGCGTGCTTCTTTTCCCCGGCCTGCTCAATGATGTTGTCCCACCAGTCGGAGCCACGCTCGGCGGCGATCTGCGTGTCCGTCGTCCAGCCGCGCTGGACGGCCTTGATGGCGGCCTCTGCGTCGTTGTTCGGGTCCACCCACTGCCAGCGACGGCCGGTGAATTTGTGGGCCATGAACTTGTCGATCTTGACGGCGGGCAGCGCGTTGCCGGTGGGGTAGGCAATGGCGCCGTTGAGCAGGGCCATTTCAAGCCAGTCAGCGTGCACGCGGTCGACCACCTGGGCGATGAGCCATTCCTGCAGGTCTACCCAGCCGTCGCGCTCTTCAATGACGCCCGCGCGGATGCTGCTGTAGTTGACCCCCTCGAGGTCGTTGGCCAGGCCGTTGTAGGCCACCATGAGGCCGCTGGCCACGCCGCGCAGCGCGTCTTTGACGAACACGCCATAGACGTCGCTGGGGTATTTGGTGTCGAAGGGCTTGAGCTCGTAGCCGGCGGGCAGCGTGTCGAATTGGCCCGGGAGGCTGGTTTCGTAGTTGTTGCCGTCAGCGGCGGGCTGGCCGAGCACGCCGGTGCCTGGCGGGGGCGCGTCTGCGTCTGCCTGCTGCTGCAGGACGCCAATGGTTTCGGCGCCCTTGCGAGCGGCCACGACGGCGGCCGTCTGGAACTTGCCCAGCATTTCCAGGCGCAGCATGGCGGTGTGGGCCCAGGGCATGTAGCGCACCTGCTCGGGCCGGTCGCCAATGCCGCCGTGGAACACGTCTCGCGCGAGCACGCGCTCGTAGCGCTGGCCACCGCGGCTGAGGTAGGTGCCGTCGCCCGGGTGGGTGGTGAGCAGGTGGTAGGCGACGGGGCGCATGACTTCGTCAACCTCGACGCCCATGATGATGCGGTTGCTGCCGTATTCGCCGTTGTACTTCGTCTCAAGGCGGTCAATGTCGAGCACCTGGAGCGCGTAGCCGTAGGCGTTGCCGGCGGCACGGCCGCGCACGCGGCGCAGCAAATACTCCCCATCGCGGGCGCAGGCCTTCACGGCGAGCTTGAGCACGTCGCGCAGGCTGTGGCGGCCAGTGACTTCACACACGCCAGCGGCACCCCACTTGGCCCAGTGTTCTTCAATCAGGCTGCGGGCGGCTTCGTCGGCAGTGGGCTGGCCACCGACGCGGGCGGCCGGGTCAGCGGCGAGATTCTTGTAGCGGAAGCCGTGCGGGCCGACGACGTTGACCTCCACCATGCGCAGGAATTTGCGCATGTAATCGTTGTTGATGGCCAGGTCGCGGCTGCGGCGGCGCACGAGGTCGAGCGCGGCCTTGATGTCTTCATTGGCGCTGGCGGTGCTGCCGCCCCAACCGAAGGTGATGTTGTCGTTGCGGGCGGCGTCGTAGCCGCGCACCGTCTTGACGGTGACGCCGCGGCGCTGGGCCTGGCGCTGCGCGACAAAGGCGTTGAGGATGCGGCTGCCTTGCTGCGGCTGGGGGATGCTCATGAGCCAAACCTCGTGAAGATTTTGCGGCTGGTGCCAAGGCCCCGGCGGATGTTTTCGGCGTCAATCTCGGCCTGCACTTCGCGGCGCCAGAAGTTCACGAGCCTGCGGATCTCGTCAATGCTGCGGAACTTCATCTTGCGGCCGGCAATTTCGTACTCGGACACCATGCCCCGGCTGGCGGTGTAGGCGGCCAGTGCGGCGAGCGCGTCTTCCATGGCCTCCTGGGCCTGGGTGCGCTGGTCACTGCCGCCGCTACCGCTGCTGAGGCCCAGACGCACGACGACGGTGCCGTTGCCAAGGGTGTAGCGCTCTGAGGCCTTTTCAACGAACGCCTGCCAGGTGTAGGTGCCGGCGCTGTAGCCTGCGGTGGTGGCGGCTGCGACGCTGATGACGTGGGTGTCGCCATCGGCCGTGCCGGTGATGTTGATGCGGCCACCGGCGTTGATCAGGGTGTACTTCAGCACCCAACTGGCCGAGGCCGGGTAGTTGGCAAGGGTGCGCGTCCATGCCCAGGTGTCGCCCGTGTAGAGCGTGCCGGGCTCAGTGGTGGGGGTGGTCACATTCGGGTTCCTGTGGCGGTGTTTCGGGACATTGAGGCTTCAATGTGCCGCCCCGGGCGTGACATTTCCACGGGCAAATGTCACTTTTTTGCCGGAACGCCGTGCAGGATGCGCCGTACCTGGCGGGGCGTGAGGCTTTCGGCCCGGGCGAGCTGGGTGTAGTTGTCGCCGGTGAACGCGGCGCGGATGCGGGCGTTGCGCTCGGCGCGGTCGGGCCGCTTGCCGACGTACAGCTCAGATCCACCGGCCATGCTGGCCAGCTCGCGCTGCAGCTGCGCCTCGAGCGCGGCACAGACGGCCTCGATCACTTCAGGCCGGCGCACCGCCTGGCGGATGGTCTGGGCAAGGATGTCGGTCATAGGCTGGGCTCTTGTGGGCGACGACGGCGGGCAGCGATCTGCTGCTGCAGGTAGGTGGGCTTGATGGGCGAAGCAATGACCGCTGCCGGCGCCTGCTGTACGCCGCCCTCCGGCGCGGCAATGCTGGCAAAGAGGTCTGGCTCCAGAGCTCTGGCCAGTCGGTCCCACATGGCCTCTGTGTACATGTGCAGCCCAAGGGCATGGGTGCAGAAGATGGCGTAGACGGTGCAGTCCAGCACCTCGTTGCGCTGGCGCTTGGGGTTGACCCATTTGTATTCAATGCCGCGCGCTGTGCGCGTGGGCATGCGGGCTTCTGCCGTGAGCTGGTTGTAAAACTCGGGCGGCAGGGCCGAGCTGAAATGCACGTAGCCAGGGCCTGGCTGGGTAACCATGAGACGGCCAAACACCAGGTCTTTGGCTGTATCTGTGCCCACGTACCACAGGCGCACGCCGCGCTTGAGCACTTTGCCGCGCCAGTTCACATCTTGGATCGTGGCCTTGCCCTTGACCATCTTGCTGGGCAACGGATCGCCACGAACGGCAAACACGCGGCGGCGCTCGCGCAAGCGGCAGTAGTTGTAGGCCTGGTGGGTGCAGTGGCCCATCACGTCGATGGCCGCCGCTTCAATCTTCAGCACCTGGCCGCTGGCGTGCTGGAATGTGGCGTCGAGCAGGTATGGGTCGAGCTTTTCTTCCCACTCGCGTTCATCAGCCGGGTTGCCATAGATCACCTGGTAATCCACCGCCCACATCTCCTCGCCCCGGCCGATGGCCCACACAACCACCTCCCAGCGGTTGTCCTGCGTGTCCACGCCAGCCACCAGCACCAGCCCACCCTGCGGCACCGTGCGCAGCTTGTAGCCCTCTGCCCGCTTGGCCAGCGCGTGCTGATCGGCGCGGTCCATGTCGACTTTCCAGTACTGGGCCAGCGTTTCATTGACGAACGTTTCCAGCGGACCTGTTTCGCCCTGGTCCGCCTTGGTCTTGGCGGCCAGGAACTCGCGCACGATGTCAACCCAGTCGCGCTGCGGGCTGTAGGCCGTCCAAACATCCACGAAGGCCACGTGGCGCGGCGGCGTGGTGGCGCGGCCTACAGCGTCCTGCCACTCGCCCTGCTGATGGTCGTATCGCCAGCGGCCACAGGTTGACACCCAGGCGGCGCCGGAGTCCCAGATCCGCAGGTAGTCACCCTGGCGCATTGCCCAGTGGCAGTGCGGGCATACGTGGCGCACGGTAGTGGGGTCAGAGCCGTCCCACTTGAAGCCGAAAGCCTGCTCTTTGCCGCCCCACAGCAGCGGGTGCTCGGCGTCGCACCCAGGGCACACCACGTTGTAACGCATGACGGCATCTGCCTGCCCTTCACGGTGCTGAATGTGGCTGATGCCGTCCACACGCACTGTGCTGCCAGCAATGAACTTGGGGAACGGTGCGCCCTCCAGCCGCCCTTTTGCGGCTGACATTGGATCGACCGACTTTTCCACCCGCTGGTCAAACGCATCTGCCTCATCGACCATGGCCACGGCCACCGTGATGCGGCGGAAGGCCCGCGCCGCCTTGCCGCCCAGCAGGTGCAGCATGGACCCAAGGAAGGTCTTGAGCTTGATCGTGTCTTCCTTGCCGGGCACGAGCACTGGCTTCATGGCGGCCACATCGCGCAGCATCGGTTCTACTTCGGTTTTAACGAAGCTGTCGCGGTCATCGTCGGTGGGCTGCCACAGCGCCTGTTTGCGGCGGCGATGCGCGGCGTTGTAGGCTATGAAGGCCAACAAGGTTTTGGTGTAGCCGACCCGTTTGGCCTTGCGGATCGTCACCTCTTCAATGTCGTCGTTGCTGAACGCATCCATCCAACCAATCTGGAACGGATAGGCTGTCCATTCGCCACTGGTGTGGCTGGCCTCGGCCGACAGCTTGAAGTACTTTGCCGCCCACGCGCTCAGCCGCATCGGCGGCACCGCGCGCAGCGGCATCATCCCAGCCAACACTGCGGCAATAACAGCCTGGAGCGTTGACGGCTGTGGGCGGCTCACACCGTCACCTCTTCATCTGAATCGGCGTCGTCTTCAAGCGACGCGTCGAGCGCGGCTGTCATCAGCTGCTGGGTCTTGCTGACCCACTCATTGCGCGCCAAGGCAATGGTGGCCATGACAACGTCTCGGGCCGCCTCCGGCAGATCGGGGCAGTTCTTCCTGATGGCGCCGGGCAACTGCTCAAACCGTTCAACCACAGCCTGGCTCGCGGTCGCCAGCGTTTCGGCCAGCAGCGCGATCGGCGCATAGGTCTTGCGCGCCACTTCGTTTTTTATCTCGTGCCCCTCTCGCATGGAACGCGCCAGCGCCGCGCGCTCCTGCACCAGGTCGAGGCCCCCAGCCTCCATGCTTTGCCGCCCGGCGGCCACTTCTCGCAGGCGCTCGCAGTAAGCGATCAGCATTTCACCCGCGGGCACACCAGGACCCAGCGCCGCCACACGCAGGAAATCCGACACCGCCTGCTGGCTGACCCCCACCAGTTCACCAAATGCCGCTTGCGAAATTGGCTTGCTCAGGTCAATCATTACGATACAACCCCCTTAGCAAACCCGCGAAACAGTCCAACACCGGGGTTCCAATTACC